GCGCTGTTAAGTTCGTCAAGAAATAATAGGAGGTCAAGGTCATGATTGAAAACGCCATCGGAGGATTACTGAGTTTCGCTTTAGGCCTTTTGTGTGCGCGGTTGATACAGGTAATCATCCGGAACAACCACGCCGAGGCACCGAAAATTGACAAGTCGAGCGTGGTCAAGCCCGTTGATACGGCGTTCAGCACAAAGAACATCGGGTCATATACGAATTAATTAAACGGAGGTCAAAGAGCAGGAACAACATGTACGAAAAAGGCGAAATCTTTCTCACCCCAGCCCAGCGCGGGCGCATCGAGCTCCAGAACAAGTGGGAGAAGATGCTGCACGGCGAGTATCACCACGTCATCCTCATCGACAACAAGGGCGCGAAGGTCCCCGTGGACCCGCTGATTCCCATCCCGACCCTGCTCTCTGAGATCTCCGCGGACCTTCTGTTCGGAGAATTCCCCACACTCGATTTCGGCAACACCGACATGAACAAGAAGGTCGAAGCCTTCCTCCCGTTCGACTTTCCCACCCAGGCGATTGAGTCGGCAACCTACGTATCGGCCATCGGTACGATGTTCTGCTACCTGTTCAAGGCACAGGATCAGGACCGCGTGAATTGGTCTTGGATCAGGTCCAATCGCTGTGTGTGGGAAATTGACCCGATCACGAAGAAGCTGAAAGCGTTCCTGATCTTCACGGACGTGTCAGAGCCGAACGAGCATTTTAATTCGTTCGCCATCCAGGAGCACCGGATCACGGAGGGTCGCTACGTCATCTGGGAATACACAATCAAGGTTCGCAAGGCCGACAACGTCGTCGAGTCGCGCGAGATGACCGCGGAAAAGCGCATCGTTCCGTTCGATTTTATCCCGGTCGTCAAGATCGACAACCTGGGCTCGTTCAATTCCGTCATCGGGAAATCGGACTATTCCGGCGTCGAACAGCTCTTTGCGGAGCTCGACAACAGGATGGACCAGATCAATAACGTCCTGTCTGAGCATGCCGAACCGTGGGTGGCCCTGCCGAGCGGGGTGCTTGACCAGAACGGCCAGTTCAACCGGAAGAACGGCAAGATGTTCGAGCGGCTTGCCGGGGATGAGAGCAACATTTCCATCACCGCGTGGGATGCTCAGTTGTCATCGGCGTTCGATGCCGTTGACAAGATGATCGAGCTCATCCTGTTCACGCGCCGGATCAGTCCGGCTCTCGCGGGATATACGAAGGGCGGGTTCGCAGAGTCCGGCCGCGCGCTCAAGTGGCGCATGATCTCAACCCTCTCGATGATCCAGAGGAAGCGCCGATACTGGGACCAGTTTTTCAGGCAGTTCTTTGAGTTCCTGTTCGCCATGGAGCCGACCTTGAAAGGCATGAGCGCCGACGCCCTGAAACCGAGATGGCAGGACGGTCTTCCGCTCGATCAGACCGAGGAGATGAGCAACGTCACCTCCGCGGTCAACGCCGGGCTCATGTCGAAGAAGACCGGAATCGTCAAGACCCAGGAGGTTGACCTGGACAAGGCCCAGGTGGAGCTCGATCAGATCAACCTCGAACAGCAGAAGGAAGCCGACATCGAGAACACGAAGTTCAGGATCTGATGAATGGGTAAAATGCCGAAGTACATCCTCGCCCGGTCACGCGCCCTTTCAACGCAGATGCTTGGCCTCATCATGGATGTCTTCGGGTTGAGGGCCGATACCGACAGGGCCACGCTGACCAACATCAGAATCTGGGCGAAGAAGGTATCCGAGCAGTTCTACCACGGCGTCAGCATGCAGCTGAAGGACGTGGGGTTTCAGTCCTGGTCGAAGGTTCGCGCCGCGGCCGGCCTAAAGATCAAGGAGGCTGATTTCCTCGAGGCATGGTGGCACGAGATCAGGGCGCTCTCGTCTAAGGACCTCACCGAAGCCGGGATGATCCAGAAGACGATGATGAAGCGCCTCGGGACCGGGTGGAAGAAGTTCTACGAGGAATTCGACCTTTACTCCAAAACGAACCTCGGGATGTCTGGATACGACATCAAGAAGAAATTCCTGGAGACCACGGGCAAGCAGTTTGTTTCGTTCGTGGATAAGGGCGGCCGGGAGTGGGACGCCGCGTCGTACGCCGAGATGTGGGCCCGGACCAGGTCTGCTGAGATCGCTGACGTTGTGGTGCGAGACGAAATGGAAGTCCTGGACATGGACGTCGTTCAGGTGTCGAACGTTAACGACACGTGCGAGACGTGCATGCTGTATGACGGCAAGTATTACTCGTTGACGGGCGAGACTGAAGGCCTGCCGGTACTGGACGTCAGGTTCCCGCTCCATCCGAATTGTCTTCATGACGTCCTGCCGGTCAATGACGATTCGGACAAGATCGACAGGTATATCAAGGTCAACAAGAAGCGTGACGCAAGGATAGAGCAGTCAAGCAAAAACTGGTCTGACGAGGCGAAAAGCCGCGTTGATCGGCAGCTCGACTGGAACAAAAAACACAGATCGTGATGCCAGGGAATACAAATAGGTTCTGAAAACGGGTTCTGAATCGGTTGGAATCGGCACGGGTTTCAATCACAAGTAGGAATCGAAAGAGTAAGAATCGAGGAGAATTTCGATGGCTGATGAAAAACCGAAGGACCAGGACGGAAAGGATACGAATCGGACGTTCACGCAGTCGGAGCACGACAAGGCGATCTCGGACGCCGTCAACAAGGCGCTCGAACCCTTCAAGGACTACGAAAGCGTGAAGACCAAGCTGGCGGAGCTGGACAAGGCCAAGGCGGCGGCTGATGCCGCGTCGATGACCGAACTCCAGAAGACCCAGAAGATGGTCGAGGATCTCACGGGAAAACTGTCGCAGACGACCGCCGAGCTTTCGACGTGGAAAACCACCGCGGCGAAGGCCGAGGTGCTGTCGGCGCCGGAATTCGCGTTGCTCCCGAAGGCTTACAGAAACAGCATTTCGGGCTCGACAGCGGAAGAGATCGCGAAGTCAGCGAAGGACATCCTCGCCGAGTTCCAGGAGGACGTGAAGAAGCTGGGCGCGAAGCCCGGTAACCCGCCGCCTCCGCCCGACAGGCACCATTCCGAAACGGGTCCCAAGAAACCAGCGGAAGCGCTGGCAGAAAATCTCGCAAGGAAATTTAATCCCTTCGCGAAAAAATAACGAGGAAACACCATGGGTTCGATGAATGACGTCCTGACGCAGTACAATGTGATCGGGACCAGCTTTTCCGGCATCAGTGTGAAACCGCTGCGGCCGAAGTACGTTTTCGACGCCGTCGCCAAGGCCAAGGAATGGAACCTCAATTCCAACCCGAACCGCGGAGACGGGATCACCTTCCCCATCCTGGGCGCCCTGTCGTCCAACACCGCCGCGCTCTCTGCGACGGTCACCACGATCACCGCCGGCCAGAAGAACAGCTACACGCGGCGCTCGATCAACCTGGAGCTCTACGGCGACCACATGCCCGTGGATACGCTCCAGCTCAAGGCCGAGACCTTCGTGGATGACATCTCGGACTACGCCTTCAGCATGACCGACCAGGCCATGAACTCGCTGAACAAGCTGGCCCGGAGCAAGATGGACCTGAACAAGTACAGCAATGAGGCCTCGGGGACCCTGTCCTCGACCTACCACGCGTACGGGTCCTACGGCTTCGGCGCCTCCACGGCGGGCCCCCTGAAGGCCAAGACGGTCCGCGCGGTCGTCGCGAAACTCCGCGGCGCCAACGTGCAGCCCTTCGCCGATGGCCTGTTCTACTGGGTCCTCCCCAGCGCCCAGTACACGCAGCTCCGCGCCGACTCCGGCACGGGCTCCTGGACGTCCAGCAAGCAGTACGTCGATGCCGGCGTCTCCGAGATCATGAACGGCGACGCGGGTGTCTTCGAGGGGGTGCGCTTCATCATCAACGATGAGGTGAAGGGCGCCGGGACGAACACGCTGTCGTCCTACTGCTTTGGCCAGGAATTCCTGGGCAAGGCCATCGGGTACGACGTGCGCGTGAAGACCAAGTCCACGCTCGACGGCCCGCACGAGAACATCCTGACCTTCTTCTGGGATGCGCTCGTCGGCTACAAGACCATCCGGCGCGACGCCGGCGTGGTCGTCCAGACCGTCAGCACCGTCCAGTAGTCGGAACATCACAAGCCGGGGGCCTTCGGGCTCCCGGTTTTAATAAGAGGTCCATCATGAAGATTTCAGCCTGTCTGGTTTTGAAGAACGAGGGAGAGACGATACTGCGTTGTCTCGATTCCCTTGTGGGTATCGCCGACGAGATCATAGTCGGCATCGACTCGGCCACATCCGACAACACAGCGCAGGAAGTCGAGAAATTCTTCAAGTTCCAGAAGGGCATTCCCCACGTCGTGTATACCTTCACCTGGGACAACGATTTCAGTAAGGCCAGGAACGAGGGCATGGACAAGGCCACGGGTGACTACATCCTCATCATGGACGGCCACGAATACTTCCCCGAGCGCTGGTATAACATCTCCGAGGGGTCCGTCATCCCTGTGCGCGATGTCGTGAAATCCATCGTCAAGAAGACGATCGAGGAACAGAAGCCGGATGACTGCCTCATCCAGCTGTACCAGCAGCCGTTCATCGGCGAAACACCGAACAATTTCTTCATGCAGCCCAGGATCTACCGGAATGACCCGAAGATTCGTTTCGGCAGGGCCGCCCATAACACCATCAAGAACACGAATCCCGAGAAGTCCATCCATTTCCCTGAGATCATCCTGATCCACGACGCCCCCGAATCGAACAGGACAGAGCGGGCGAAACAGCGCGTCGAAATGAATATCATCGCGCTCAACAAAGACCTAGAGAAGGATCCCGCGGACTGGCGGGCGATGTTCTACCTCGGCAATACCCTGCTTGAGGCCGAGCGGTATCAGGAAGCCATCGGTGTCTACGACCGATACTTCGAGACCGCGCCGTACGACAATTCCGAAAAATACCAGGCATACATCCATAAGGCGCTCTGCCTTCGCGGTGTCGATGAGTTCCCCAAAATGAGGGACGCGCTGTCGCTGGCAATAGGCATCGACCCGGTTCGGCGCGATGCGTACATCCTCATGGCCGAGGCGTACATCGGCAGGAAGGAGTATGACGCCGCGCTGTTCTACGTGAAACAGGCCCTCAGCCAGTCGCTCAAGACGTCGCGGATGTTCCAGTCCGGGTCCGCTTCGACATGGCATCCGCACTACCTTGCGGCTGTGTGTTACGAACAACTTAAGATGGTTCCCGACACCATCGCCAGTCTCAAGTCTGCGTACCGATACCAGCCCCGGCCAGAGTGGGCGGAGATGATCCGGAAACTCAGCGGCGCGTTCAACGTCCTCATCGTGGATTCTGTCGGTTCGTTCACCAAGAGCCTGTCCGACCACCTCATCAAGCGCGAGTACAACGTCTGCTCGAGCAAGTCTTACGTTCAGCGCCTGGGCGAGTGGGCGGATTTCATCTTCTGCGAGTGGGCTGACCCCGAGGCCGCCAAAGCAAGCCAGGATCAGCCTGAGAAGACGGTCATCCGGCTTCACGGTTACGAAGCATACGCGCTGGAGAACCTTTGGCCCCAGATCAGGTTCAACAACGTCAAGAAAACGATTTTCGTGGCGGGACATGTCCGGGACCGCATGGTCGAGAAGGCGGGTATCCGGCCTGATGCGACGGTGGTTATTCCCAACGGGGTGGATATCGACAAGTTCAAGATCACCACGCTCACGCGGGACGAGCGGTCAATCGGATACGCCGGGTTCATCAACGAGAAGAAGAACCCGTTCCTGCTTCTCCAAATCATCAAGCGGAATCCCGGATTCATCTTCCACCTTCGGGCCGACTTCCAGTCCCCCTACTGGAAGGCGACATTTGACCACGAACTCCGGGACTGCCGGAATGTCGTATTCCACGGACGGTACGAAAACCTGTCCGAGTTCTGGAACCAAATGAGCGGCGTGATCTCGACGTCCATCATCGAATCGTTCAGCTTTAACGTGGCCGAGGCGATGGCCTGCGGGTGCGTCCCGTACATCTACTCCTGGAACGGAGCGCGGGATATCTGGGACCCCAAGTGGATCTTCGACACGTTCCCGGAATTCAGGGCGGACGTCACCCCGGAGGACCGGAGGGCGGTCAGGGAATACGTGGCCGAGCGCTATCCGCTCGACAAGAACCTCGCTGAACTCGAAAAGGTGCTCGTGTCATGAATCAGGTCACAGCCATCATCATTCACTACCGCAGGCAGTCTAACATCCCGCACATCGTCGGCGCCATCATGGAGCAGACGGTCCCGGCTGATATCTGGATCTGGGATAACCAGAACGTGTTCACCGAGATAAACGGGGTCACGCTCTTCAGCTCCAGCAAGAACTTCGTCTGTCGCCCCCGGTTCATCCTGGCGGGTATGGTCCAGACTCCGTACGTGTTCAACTGCGACGATGACCACATCGTCAAGGACAAGCAGTTGTTCGAGAAGATGATCGCGCTCTCGAAGGAGAAGCCCGACTGCTTCTGGGGCTGGCCGGCGCGGAAGGAATACAACAACTCCCCCCAGAGGGACGCAGAGGGCATTCCCGCAGACCTGGTCAATACTGGGATCAGCTTCTACCCGACACGGCTCATCAACAAGATCATGGCGAATCCGTACATCAACGATTCCGACAAGTTCCAGATGACCGAAGAAGAGTACAGATACGCGGACGACCACTGGATCTCAGCCCAGCTCCCGCTCAAGATCGCGCACCCCACGCTGGAAGCGGGTATCGGTAAGATGTATGACCACGGCGTGGCTCTCAGCAGGGACCCGAGGCACATCCCGATACGCGAGGCCGCGGCCCGCAAGTTCTGGGGGAACGCATGAAGCTCTCGGTCATCATGCCTTTCTTCAACCGCCCGCAGTACATGCGGCAGGCCATGGATTCGTTCGTCGATCAGAGCATCAACGGCGAGTTCGGAAGCGCAGACGATATCGAGCTCGTTGCGGTCAACAACGGCGGGACCATCCCCGAATACATCGGCGAGTACAGGAGCAAGATCAAGCACTTTGTCCTGGTCGATAAGACGGCAGGCAACTCCATCACGCCGATCAACACGGGTATCTTGCGCTCGTCCGGGGAATGGATTACCCAGCTCCACGACGATGACACGCTGACGCCGGATTCAATCCAGACAAGGCTCGAATACATCAAGGCCGCCGAAAAACTCGGCATCGAAGTTCTGTGCTTTGGCATGCACAAGATGAACAATGCGGGGAACAGGACGGGGTACTACCCGGCCCTCCCCATCTCGGCCATCGGGATGCTCGGCAAGGAGTTGGTCCCGTTCGCCGTCATGACGTGGAAGGCCTCCATCATTAAGCGGTTCGGACCGCTTGATGAATCGCTCCCGATGCAGGCGGACTACCTCTTCAAGATCCGTTGCGCGATGGAGTGTTCGTGCGCCTCGATCAATATTCCCGTCTATAACTACAGGAGCCATCCCGGACAGGAGTCCGTCAGGCTCCGGAGCGTCAAGGACGCCGAAACTGAACGTCTTGCTCAGATCGTAAACCAGCTTTATGGAGGTCATCGATGAAGGTCACCATTTGTGTCATCAACTACAACGACAAGACCAGGGTTTCGCGCGCCATCACATCGGCGTTGAACCAGACCTGGCATGACAAGGAAGTCATCGTCGTGGACGACGGGTCGGACGCGGAGACAAGGAACATCTACGGTCAGTTCTCGGACCGTATCAAACTAATCCAGTTGGAGCGCGAAGACGTCAGGGAGCGGAACCCCTCGCGCCCGCGCAACGCAGGTCTCAAGGCCGCCTCGGGAGAGTTCATCTGCTTTCTGGATTCGGACAATTACTATGACTCCCGCTTCGTCGAGGAGTCCATGAGGGACATCGTTGACGTGTCGTTCTGCGACTGGGAGATCATCGGCCTCGACAACTACAAGATCAGAATGATGGACGCGTGGGATCTGAAGCGCGGCATCTTGGAGAACTACCTGTCGAAAAACCACTTGGACCACCAGTGCCTACTGATCCGGACCGAGGTCATGCGGAAGGTCGGCGGGTACGACGAGCGCTTCCCTAGGTCCCAGGACTGCGACCTCATGGTCAGGCTCATGCTGGGAACGTCGAGCTGGGTCTACGTGGATAAGCCCCTGTTCTTCTTCGAGAAACACGAGAAGGGCCAGACCAAGGGGTTAGCATCCATCTACGGAAAGACCCTGTGGACACTGAAGAACCAGTTGAATGCAACATGGCTCTTTCCGTACATGAAGACTCCCGCCGCGCTCCTGGCATACATCCAGGCGTTCAACACGTTTTTGACCGATCCCGCGTGGTCGAACGACGCTGAGAAACTGAGGGCCGCGGCCAAGAACGTGGCGGACGAGATCACGGAACAGAGCAGCGAACCGGCCCCCGCCGGGTTTGCGGTAGTCAAGGAGTAAGTATATGCCCATCCATCTATCGATTGCGACGGCCACGGCGGACAGCTATATCAGCGTCTCCGCGGCGAACACCTATTTCCTGACCCGGTCAGGTTCTGAGGCTTGGACCAAGGTCGTGCAGAACTCGACAGGGACGCTGTCGGCAACCTCCAAGAAGGAACGGCTCCTGGTGCAGGCCTGCCGCGAGATCGACCGTTCGTTCCGTTTCTACGGGGCGAAGTACAACGGTGGTCAGGTCGGAGACATCGACTACCAGGCGATGGAGTTCCCGCGGTCGGGCGACATCAACGCCAGCGGAGATCCATACATCAAGCAGGAATTGAAGGACGCCGCCTGCGAGCAGGTTCTGTGGATATTGGAACGCGGCGGGAAGCGGACCGAGGAGAACGGAAGCGTCTCCTTTCCCGCGGTCATCGGCGCCAGCGTTACCCCGCTCATGCGGAAGCTCTCGACGCGCGTTGTGACGGCGACCGGCAGGCCCCCGTGGGCCGGGAGCGACTACTGATGGAGCGCTTCGAGGATTTCATGAAGAAGTTCCCCACGTGGCCAGCGACGCTCCAGAGTCGGGCCATCGAGCTGTTCAGCCAGAGGACCATGGAAGCTATGGGGACGTCAAAGCGATTCGCTCCGAAACGGAAGGGTTTCTTGATCCGTTCAGCACGGAGAATCGCCGCCAAGATCACCCCGGCAGGTGTGCGGTCGGCATATCAGTTCATCGTCCCGTACGCCGCCGAGATGGAGAGCGGGATGCGGAAGGGCAAGCCGTTGAACATTTCACAGCGCGTCAATCCGGAGGCTCAGAGCGGCTTCGGACAGAAAGGCATCG